TGCCAGTCCCACACTGTAGAAGAGTGGCGCAGTTTTAGTAAGAATCAAGTGGCAGATATGGATGGACGTAACTCCCTTAAGTACTACCCGCGACTTTTAGACATCATTGACTTCTACTGTGGTAAAGGTATGCGCCCCGAGTGGATTACTCAGGATTAATTAATACTTGACTTCTTCCAGCAGGTATGAAACTTGCTGGAATGAAGTTATACGTTAGGCACAATACAATGAGGATTCGCAATGCCACGCATTAACGCTATCAAGCTCTTCACTAAAGAACAACACCAAGAAATCCTGAGCAAGCACAAATCAAACGCTGAAGCCGCAGCAGCATACAACGCAGCTTCTGGGCTGAGTGAGCCAGTGACTTACCGTCAACTGGTTAAGTATTGGCGTAGAATTTATGAGGCAGCTAACGGCAGCAAAGCGAAAGCTAATAAAGGACTGGTTGAAGCGCGTAAGCTAATCCAACCTTCCCCTACAGATGATATCGGTAATACTGAAATCCCTGAGATGTGTAACCGCATCCTAGTAATCGGTGACTTGCACGCACCTTATACACATCCGGATGCACTTGAGTTCCTGAAGAGCGTACGAGACAGTTACGGCCCTGACATGGTGGTTCAAGTAGGTGATGAGACTGATGGGCACGCTATCTCATTTCATGACTCAGACCCAGACCTGGATAGTGCAGGGGTAGAGCTGGAGAAGGCTAAGGCTTATCTTGCTAAGGTTCACGACCTCTTCCCTAACCTGCTGGTATGTGATTCTAACCATGGCAGCTTGGTGTACCGACGCGCTAAGGCTCACGGATTGCCAGTACAGTTCATTAAGAAGTACCGTGACATTCTGTTCCCTGAGCACGGTGCTAAGAAGTGGAGTTGGTCAGACGCTTGGGTACTAAATACGCCGACTGGCCCTGTACGTTTCCAGCACCAAGTATCTGGCGACCTTATGCTTAACGCTTCGCATGAACGTACCAGTATGGTGATAGGTCATGAGCATGGGAAGTTCGATATTCGCTATGCAGCTAGTAGCACGGCACTATACTTTGGTGCACACGCAGGTTGCTTGATTGACCATAAGGCAATGGCCTTCGCATATGGTAAACTATCACGCAACAAGCCTATCCTTGGCGTCATGACTATTACCGAGGGATGCCCATCTCTCATTCCAATGCTGCTTGATTCGGATGGTCGTTGGGTGAATCGTAAGAAGTAATCTCTTCCGTACCTCCCTACATCTGCAGCTTAAAAACGTTTAACCGACGCGAGTGGGTTCTTCCCCAAACGGATTTCCCCTTGCGTGAATCAAACTACTTAAGGAATTTAAAATATGACTATCAATCTGAACGCACTGTCTTCTCTGGTAAATGACACTATCGCTACTCAAGGCGTAGACCAATCTATCACTCAGTCAGGCGGTAACTTCGCTGATGTGTTGCTTCCTAAGGGCACATACTTTGGACGTTTCATGGAGTACATCGAACTCGGTAAGAAGATTCCTCTGCACATGGGCAAGCCTACTGGTAAGCCAGCAGTGATGAACGTTCGCTTAGGTTTCATCGTCTATACTCCTGACGGCAGCATCAAGCGCATTAACCCGTTCCCGATGGCTATCAGCAGCTTCGAGAAAGCTAAGTTCAAGCAAGTCTTCGACAAGATGAACTACGACGGTACGCTGAAGCACATGGCGCAGCGTCTGGGTCAGGCGTTCATGTTCGAGGTTGAACAGTACACTTCCAAGACTGGTAAGACTTCTAACACGATTGACTTCCTGAGTCTGCGTCAGCTTCCAAAATTTGACCCGAACACTGGTGCTCCTATTGAACTGCCAGCGCTGGATGAATCAGGGCTGCGCCTGTTCTTGTTCGATAACCCGACCAAGGAAACTTGGGACTCCCTCTATATTGAGAAGACGAACTTCTTACAAGAGGATATTTTACAGGCAGTGAATTATGCAGGCTCTCCTCTGCAACAACTGCTTGAAGGCAACGTACCTGCACCTGAGGCGTTAGCACCAAGTGCACCGCAGGCACCTGCACCTCAGGCTCCAGTTGCAGCACCCGCTGCGCCACAGGCACCGGCTGCACCTATGATGCCACCTGCACCTCCTTCTATCTAAGGTACTTTATGGAACATGTTAAAGAGTATTTGAAAGTAGATAACAGCAGCCCTACCGGGCTGCGTTGGATTAAATCACCAGGTAATAAGTGCCCTGCCAATACACCTGCATTTACAGCAATATCCGTCCAAGGGTATAGGGTAGGTAGATTGAAGGGTAAATTGTTAAGGGCTCATAGGGTTATATGGTATTTAACTTATGGTACTGTACCTAAGTTGTTAGACCATGTAGACGGAGACAGACTTAACAATAGTTTAGATAATCTGCGTGAAGTAACGTCTATTCAAAACTCCCATAACATGCCGAAAGCTAAAGGTTACACGTTCAATAAGCGAGCTAAGAAATGGCAAGCTCAATTGACTGTTAACTATAAGCACATAGTAGTAGGGCTGTACGAGACAGAATCTGAGGCCCGAAGTGCATATGTTGCTGCTAAGAAGATTCATCATCCAACATCGCCTATTAAGGATTAAATATGTTATCAGATAAAGACCAGGCAGTTTTAAACGCCTACACCCTGCTCGTTGAGTCAGTATCCGAGTTTATTACCAGCCTGTACACAGAGACAGAGGCAGATAGTGTATCCCCTATCGCCCGTAACCTTGCTTACCTGAGCCAGCAGTTCGGGGTTAACGCTGAGGAAGTAGTGAAGGTACTGCGTGAACACAACGATATCCCTGCGCAGGCTGAGAAGCTGGCAGGTGACGAAATGTTGTATGTGCGTATCACTGGCAGCCTGTTCGCACATCTCAGTAACATTGCTTCTGTTATCTACGACGTAGAGCAGGGGGTACAGGCAGTGGAAGTGTTTAACGAAATGCTAGGCACTCTGTTAATCCTTGAGGAAGTAGGGTACATCTGATGATAATTGGCGGCGTAGATTTAAATACTCTGGGCGGGCAACTAGAGGCGCCGCCCTCTTCAGATACAGTGCTGCTGCTAGACGCTGATCAGATGATTTACAAAGCAGCGAGCACAGTGAAGCGCTTGGATACAGCTATCCGACGCTTCTATCAATTAGTTCTGGAAGAGAAGTTCTATACGAACTCTAAGGAAGTACGTGCCTACATTACTCCTTCTGATAACTTTAAATGCGGCCGCTACCTGCTACCGACCGTTAAGCCTTATCAAGGCCAGCGTGCAACTAGAGAAGAGATACCGCTGAAGGCTCCGCTTAAGGCACACCTTATTGCTAACCCGCATGAGTATGCTGCGCAGGGTATAGAAATTATCTTTGACTACCAAGCTGAAGCAGATGATAGGATTATCGAGGACAGTATAGCCTTTGGGGAGCGTGGCTTAGTTAGCAGCTTCGACAAGGATATGAACCTTTGCCGAGGCCCTAAGTGGAATCCTGAGCTAGGTACTGTTGATACTATCAGCGACGCTTACGGCTGGATTGATTATGACAAGTCCAGAGGTAAGGTAGTCGGGCACGGCCTGAAATTTTGGTATGCTCAGATGCTCATGGGAGACAGTGCAGATTTCGTAGCAGGACTTACTAGGTATAAGGGCAGGAACATAGGTCCTGCAGGAGCTTACGAGTTCCTCAAGGATTGCACTACCGAGAAGGAAGCAGCTAGCAAAGTAGTAGCTGCTTATGCAGAAATTAACCAGAACTTCCTAGCTGAGGCTGAATGCTTATGGTTACGCCGTAGTTCAGATGACTCAGCTTTCAGGTACATTTACCCCCTCCTGGAGGGCGACCTCCAGAAATGGTGTGAGTCCCTCCATGCTTACAACGAGGAATATAAAGCATGGCAACTTTCAACGCAGCAGTAGAAGCAGTAATTGAACTATACTTCCAAGAACGTTTCGAAGAGATGGAGATTAAGTTACTTAGGATGGCAGAGCACGCTCCGGAGTCGGCAAGGATTGCTTGCCGGAAGCTGGAAGATTTGATTGCAGAGCAGCATTACTTGGACGAAGGTGAGGAGCAGGGCTTATGGTAACTAGGAAGCTGACCCGGGGGCAGGTGCGCAGCATCTCCCTTAAGATTCTGAAAGAGCAAGGCGGGGTATGTGCCTTAACGGGTAAGCCAATTGATACGTCTGCTAAGGCCGGTGCTAACAGCATGTGCCTTGACCATGATCACCGCACAGGCCATGTACGTGGGGTACTTAGTAGAGGCGCTAACGGCGCAGAAGGTAAAGTGTACAATGCCATCGCCCGTTGGGCTGGGTACGGTCAGCAAGATGTTGAAGGTATCTGTCAGTTCTTAGAGAACATGGCAGCATACTTACGTAAAGAACCCTACCCCTACATTTACCCGACCCACTTAACCGACGAAGAGAAGAAGCTAAAGGCAGCAGCTAAGGCACGTAAAGCTAGAGCAACCCGCAAGGCAGCACAGGAGATTAAGAAATGAATACCTTTGAGGAAGCATACGAGGCGGCACTCGAACGTTCCATATACAATGATGTGCGTAAGCCTTCACACTACCAAGTATTCCACGACGTAGAGAGCATTGAGATTATCGCACGCAGTATGACGCAAGCAGAGTTCAAAGGCTTCTGCATGGGGAACGTGCTTAAGTACCGACTACGTGCAGGTAAGAAGTCGGAGCTTGCTACGATGGAGAAGGACTTGAAGAAGGCTGATTTCTATAAAGAACTGTTCGAACAGCATAAGGGCAAGTGTTATGAGTAAGAATATTATTGCAGTGATTGAACTTGATACCACCGACTTGGACGAGGCTGAGAAGTTCATGCAGCTTCTGTTTCAAGCGGGGGCTGACTACGGCTACATTAACGACAATATTAACTTCTACCTCATGGAAGGTACTGAGTCTACAGGGGAGCAGTTGCATTGAGTAATTCAGAGTGGTGCATGGAACGTTGGCAAGAAGCTGTTGAACGCGGTGACACAGCAGCAGCTAACGACTATCAAGAGATGTACGAGATTTGGAAAGGTCGCGAAGGTAAGCCTTGCAGCGAATGAATTAACCTCACATAACGCCATAGATTAGCGAGAGGGAATCAATGAAACACGAATCATTAGAACAGCGCGTAGAACGTCAGTTAGAATTGGAGAAGGAGTACCGCACCCGTAGCTTGAAGAAGTCACGCGAACTGGTACAGAAAGCACTTGATGCTAACAACCTCTCCAGCCTTCCTAAGGTATCCCGTATGATTGCAGCTGCTTACGATACAGTAGCGGCAGGTATTGATACCATGAAGGTACAGAAAGCACCAGGCATTGGCGGCAAGTACCGCAGCGTTATTCGTCTGGTCCCTACTGATGTGCTGGCAGTAATGGCGCTTACAAAGTGCATTGATTCTCTCTTCGTTAAAGAGTCCGGTGGCAGCCGTGTATCTGCGCAGGCACTCCTTACTAACTTAGGCCGTCAGGTACAGGCCGAAGTTCTCAGCATCCAACTGGAGACTGTAGCTCCTGCGTACATGAACCGAGTTTACGAATATCTGAAAGAGCGTAACACTACTAGCCAGTCACACATCCTTAAGACCCTGCGCGCCTCTGCTGAGAATGTGCACTATGGTCATGAGCCGTGGCCTGCTTCCCAATGCATAGCTGTAGGTAAGTTAATACTCCAGCCTGTATGGGAGACCGGGCTGTTCACTTGGGATAAAGGCAGCGATGCTTCTCAGCTCCAGTACCTTGCCCCTTCTGAAGAGTTAGCAGAAGTACTGCAAGACTTAGTGGAAGATGCAGATACTGTAGAAATTAAACCCCCTATGCTTGTGCCTCCTCAGTCTCACACAGATATGTTCTCTGGAGGGTACTTGCTGCGCAGTACCTGTAAGCGCGGTACTTACCACAACCACCAGATTACCCGTGCAATGCTGCGTGAAGTAGCTGAGGCTTTCAAGGAAGCTCCAGAGTTGCAAGGTATGTTGAACAAGGCACAATCAGTTCCATACGTAATTAATAAGGATATCCTCACGCTGGTTAACGAAGCCCGTCGTACTGGTGTAACCACAGGCATGCCCAGCTCATATCCGGCACCTAAGCCAGAGTGGTATCTGGACGGAGTACCTAAGGAAGAGTACACTGAGCGGCAGATGGACGACTTCCAGACTTGGAAGATGAACATGCGTAACTGGTACATCCAAGAGCGTACTCGCGTAAGCAAGCTGCGTAGTATGGTGTCACTGGTACAAATCTGTGAGGAGTTTAAGGATGAGCAAGAACTGTACTTCCCGACCTGCGTGGACTGGCGCTACCGCCTGTACTTCAAATCCAGCCTGCACCCTCAAGGTTCTGATATGCAGAAAGCTATGCTCTCCTTCGGTCGGGCAAAGCCTCTGGGAGAGCGGGGTTTATTTTGGCTCAAGGTACACGTCGCTACCTGCTACGGTTATGATAAAGCCTTATTCGAAAAGCGTGCAGCTTGGGCTGATGCTAATATCGAGCAGATTCGACTTGTCGCATCAAGTCCGTTTAATGCAGAAGCTTTTAAGAGTGCCGATAGCCCGTGGTGTTTTCTGGCTGCCTGCATCGACCTCGTTGCTGCTCTTGATTCTGAAAGCCCAGAGCTTTACGAATCACGTATACCGGTGGCTATGGATGCAACCAACTCAGGTAGCCAGCACTTCTCAGCACTCCTACGTGACCCGGTAGGCGGTAAACTTACTAACCTGTTCTGGGAAGGTAACGAAGAGAAGGCTGATATGTACATGGATGTTAAGCAACGCACTGATGCCAAGGTCATTATGGACTTGGATAACCCTGAGTTCGTAGTGCAAGCTAACTTCTGGCGTGAGAACGAGATTACCCGCAGCATGACCAAGCGTCCATGCATGACGCACGTCTACTCTGCTACTGTCCGCTCATGCTCTGAGTACATCCTCCAGTCAGCACAGGAAGAAGGTTACGAAGGTACTGAGGAGTACAGCCTGTTCAAGCTGGCAGGTTACCTGAGTACTCGCATGAAGGCAGCAGTAGAGGACGCTAACCCAGCGGCTACTGAAGCGATGAAGTACCTTCAATCCCTGTGCTATCGCGTACCTGCCGCGCAGCATTTGCAATGGAAGACTCCGTTGGGTGGGTTGGTTATTAACCGCTACACTGAGTCGGAGGAGACTACTGTGAATGTTCGAAGCATGAACTTAACGCAGCTGCTGGTCTACAACCGTAACTACGACGTGAATAATAAGCGTAAGGCTAAGTCTGGGATCTCTCCTAACTGGATTCACAGTCTGGATGCCACGCACTTAGGTATGATTATTAACTCCTTCGATGGTGATATCATGCCAATTCACGACTCAGTAGCTACTCATGCATGTGACGTAGATACAATGCACTCTGTTATCCGTGAGCAGTTCTTGAAGCTGTATACTGAGCACGATGTACTTCAGGAGATTACTGACGCGGCGGCAGCTTGTGGGGCTGACTTAGAAGGGTTAGAGTTACCTGCTAAAGGTAGCCTGAACCTTACTCAAGTGCTTGATAGCAAGTTCTTTTTCTGTTAGTGGTTAAGGAACAGCCACTGCACCTAAATGATGATGGACGTATAGTAAGGGGTAGCAACCAACATGAGCAATCCATTAAACACAACACAATACAACACTAAGCTCTACACTTGGAAACACTCCAGTGATTACATCCTTAGTGTTGTAAAGCAACTGCATATCTACGGTTTAGGGATTAAGCTAGGTATGGATGAGGAAGAACATTTCCAGAAGGTTGTGCACGAGATACAAGGGCATGATGTACTCGCTGTATTCAGCGGAGATGAACTAGTAGGCGGTGTAAGTATTCTCCCATGGACACTGGAAAATAGCCACTACACCGGGACTAGTATCGCTACAGGGTTCTGCGTAGTTGAACCTTACCACGCAGGTGCTACCTTTAAACTAATCAAAGAACTTCGACGCCTAGTTAAATCCAAAGGTGTTGACTGGCTTATCTTCACCCGCGCAGTATCAGACCGTGATTATCTGCAGCGAGGTTACAAATTAACTAGGAATTAACTATGGGTATCGGAGCAGCATTAGCAGCAGCGGCGGTGACCGCTGCATCTACAGCGTATCAGAAGAAAGAGCAGGATGACGCAGCAGCAGCTGCACGTAAGCAGGAGAAAGAAACCCAAGATGCTATGCGTGCACAGCAGCAGCTGGAAGCTGATAAGTCAGCTGAGAACATTACTCAGACTGCATCGGCTGGTTCAGCTAACGCTTCAGCAGCAGAGATTACTGGGGCTCAGAAGAAGAGACGTGCTGGGGCAATCTCACAGTCATTAGGAATCTGATATGCATAACGGCAAGGATTTAGAAACACTCTTCAACGTACTAAAAGACCCTGCCGCTATCTGGACCAGCGAGGTCTACGCTAGATGGAGTATTCCATCTGTCTTCACCCGTGACTTACAGGGCCTGCAAGGCAAGCGTGCAGCATTACATCATGACTACCAGAGCCAGATGGCTATCCTGATTAACAGCGCAGCTACTAAGGTAGTGAACGCACTGTTCCCTCAAGGTGCCCCGTTCTTCCGCTTAGTGGATAACGGCGACCTTGAATCTGCTTCCGCAGAGTTAGGGATGGAAGGGACTTTCCAATCTATTCAAGCTCAGTTAGAATTAGAGGCATCTGCCCAAGTATTCCAGAAGGATGGTTACGCAGCTAAGTTGCGTGCAGCTAAACTTCTCATGATTACTGGCAATGCTCTTGAGTACTACGACGCAGAGCGTAAGAAGTCGCACATCTACAGCATCCGGGATTATGCAGTTAAGCGTGATGGTTTCGGCGAGGTAATGTGCATTGTCCTTAAAGAGCGTATCTCCGTAATGGATTTACCGGATGACTTCCGAGCAGCGCACTTCGCACAGAAGGAAGGTTATGAAGACCTCTGCCTCTATACTGGTGTACAGCGTGAATCCGTCTGGACTCAAGGCGTACAGTCCTACCGCTATAAAGTTACTCAGCAGGTTGAGCAGTTCCCGTTCGGTGAGCCAAGCTACTACCCCCTGAACCAACTTCCGTACATTGTACTGACATGGGAGCTGGTTACTGGTGAGCACTACGGTCGTGGCTTAGTTGAATCCTATGCAGGCGATATTGCCCGCTTGAGTGAGTTGACTAAAGCACTGACGCTGTACGAAGTAGAGGCTATGCGTTTCGTTAATGTATCCAGCTCAGCTTCAGGTATTGATATTGACCAGTTCGCGGAATCGCAGACAGGGGAGATTATCCAGACCTCAGTGCAGGCAGGCGCCAACCCCGGCGTATGGGCTTACGAGGGTGGCGAGTACAATAAGATTCAGGTAATGCAGCAAGAGATTAATGCTCTTGAGCAGAAGCTGGCCCGTGCATTTATGTACACAGGTGCAGCGCGTGACTCTGAACGTACTACTGCGTATGAACTTCGTCAGAACGCACAAGAAGCACAAAACGCTTTAGGCGATGCTTACTCTAACCTGAGTGACTCGTGGCTTACTAAGCTGGCTTATCTATATTGTACGGCGCTGTATCCACAGCTCCGACCATTATTGGACTTAGATGTAGTTAAGCTGGAAGTAACAGTCGGCACTGCATCGCTGAATAAAGCGGCTCAGGCTGAACGTCTCATAGAAGCTTCACAAGCACTGCAGCTGGTAGCTCCGGTCCTACAGCAATTAACTAAGCGTACTAACATTGACGCACTGGTTGATAGCATCATGGACAGCTACGGCGTACAGACTAGCAAGTTCTTCTATACTCCGGCACAGATGCAAGAGCTACAGCAGAACGAAGAAGCAGCTCAAGCTCAGGCAGTGCAGCAGCAGGAACAGATGCTTCAAGCAGCTGACCCTGAAGTAGCAGCACAGCAACTAGGTTTAATTCAATAAGAGGTTTAAATGTCAGAAGCTACTACAGCGAACGTGTCTCAAGAGATTCAGACTCAGAACATCCCTAACGTAGGCGGCCCTCGTATCCCGAGTGCAGGTCCAGTTGAACCGCCGTCACGTATCGGAGTTCCAGAAGCGCAAGTCCCTGTTCAAGACTCAGCAAAGGAAGCGCCTGCATTTGACGTAGAAGCTTTGGCTGCGGCCTTAGCAAAGCAGAATAAGACTACAGAGCCTGAAGCGAAGGAAGAAACTAAAGACCTCCCCCCTACAGGTAACCCGGCTATCGACGCTGGTATCGCAATGCTTAAGAAAGCTACTGGCCTCAGTGATGCGGATATGCTCCGCGCAGTGGGTAAGGCAGCTGAGTACGGTGATGAGAACTTGATTGACACTGCCTACATCAAGGAGCGCTTTGGTGAGCACGCGGATTATGCCGAGATGCTTGCAAAGGCTTATCTCCAAGACCAAGTAGGACAGGCGCAGCGAGCAGTGCAGACAGCTTACGATATGGTAGGCGGTAAGGATAACTGGAACAGTATGACTACTGTGTTCAATGCGAAAGCACCTAAACATCTTCGTCAAGCTGCCCGTGCCCTTGCTGACTCTGGCAATATCGAAGGGGCTGCTAAGCTGATTGTTGAGTCGGCTCAGTCAATGGGTATCATCCCGAAGGTATCTCCTAAGCTGCAAGGCGGTGGGGCTATTAATGATGCGTTGGATGCTAAAGGATTCAAGGACGCTTACGCGGCTCTCCGTAAGGAGGCTGGTAATCAGAGCCTGGAATCTGCTAAATTCAAACCGCGCTTGGATGCCTTAATGGCACGCCGGGCTGCGGGTAAGGCTAAGGGATTCTAAGGCCTATCTTCTATTCTATATTGGAGCAATCATGCGAGCACGTGATATGCACAAGTTACCGCTCTTCGTAGGGCGAGTGAAGTACAATCCAGACGGTACATTAACATGCGTTCGAACTGGAAAGCCTAAAGGTTCTAAGACTTCTGCTGGTTATATTAAACTAGCATGGAATCGTGGAGAGAAGGGATTTGTAGAATGCTACGCTCACAGGTTTATTTGGTATCTCCATCACGGAGAGATTGCAGAAGGTTTGCAAGTTGACCACATTAACCTGGATAAAACAGATAACCGTATTGAGAACCTTAGACTGGTCAACGTTGATTACAACAACCAGAACAGGAAGTTCAAAGGTTATTCTTGGAATAAGAAGATGGGCCAGTTCAAGGCACAGATTCTAGTTAACGGGAAGAGTATGTACTTAGGCAGCTTCGATAAAGAAGAAGACGCTAGAGAAGCATACATTCAAGCTAAGTTAAAGTACCACGGTGGTACAACTAAACATTCTTTGGAGATTTAAAACATGGCAGGAACTATTTATAGTGGTAACAGCACTCGGGTAAACTGGGGTGGGGCGCAGTCTGATGTCGATCTGCACTTAGAGATCTACGACAACGAAGTAGACAGCCGTTTTAACTACCAGGCACTGTTCCTCGGCCTGTCTCAGCAGCGCTCTGTTGCTGACCGTTCCAACACCTACCGTATCGACCGCCTGAACACTTCTAGCGTTAAGGGCCGTCAGTCTGGTGAAGCCCTGGAACCGACCCGCGTTGCGAACGATAAGATGATTATCGTAGTTGATACCGTCCTGTACATTAGAAATCCGATCGATTATCAGGATGACTGGACTGCGCCGGATTGGCTGGCAGAGATGGGTCAGAACAACGGCTCTGAGTTCGCAGAGGTATTCGACCAAGCGCACCTGATTCAGCTTATCAAAGGCCGTGCATGGGAAGCCCCTGCATTCCTGAAGCCTGCATTCTCTGACGGTATCGAGATTGCATGTGCTCAGAAATCTGACGGTACTACTACTGCGCTGACTCAGGAAGACCTCGAAGCTAACGCATACGCTATTAACCTTGCTCACAAGAAAGGTATTGATGAGCTGATTAAGCGTAAGGTTCCATTGAACGATATGGTTACCTTGGCTTCTACCGAAATCTACTCTGCATTGCTGGAACATCCTAAGCTGTTCGACCGCCTGTTCGGTGATAGCAACGCCGATGGTTACAAACAGCGCCGCGTTGTAGTAATGAACGGCATCCCGGTTGTTGAGTGTGTGGAGTTCCCTAAAGCTGGTGCACATCCACTGGGCAGTGCGTACACTGTTACTGCGGAAGATGCTAAATGCCGTATGGTTACCTTCAGTAAGTCCAAGACTCTGGTAACTGTAGAAGCTCAGCCGTTCACTTCCCGTATCTGGGATGACAAGCAGCAGTTCTCTAACGTACTGGATTGCTATGCAATGTACACCGTTGGTGCACGTCGTCCAGATACTGCCGCTGTAGTTAGCTTCACCTTCACTCCTAAGGACTAAGTAATGGCATTACTGGCTACAATTGGAATGGACTATGTGCAAGGACAAGCTGACCGTGCACGTGCTATTAAGGAGGCTGTTAATTCAGCTAAGAAGATTCCAACTCCTGTAGCAACGTCCAAGCCTAAGGCGAAAGCCAAGGCTAAGAAAGAAGCAGAATAACACTGAGCCCCGTATCCTTAATTGGGTGCGGGGCTTTTGTCGTTTCTGGCCCCTATATAAGTTCGCTAATTCCAGCGTGCTTTTCTAGAGGAAGAACATCGTGAGACTCATAGATGGAATTAACACGGTACTGGAAGCCCTCGGGGAAGCTCGTACTGTTGATATCAATTCAAGCAATCCTAGCGTAGGTTTAGCCCGTGCAGCGATTGACCGTACTAAACGCGGTGCACTCGCTACTGGCTTCTGGTTCAATACAATCTACCGCAGCGCTAAGCCAGTACCGTCTCCCGGCTTCATTAACGTACCGTGGGACCAGCTAGCTATCTATGGGGAAGACCTGTACGAGCGCTGGCATGACCGTCAGACTATGCAAGGCATGCGTCGCCAGTACAAGAAGAAGTACGGTGAGCGTGACGGCGTACTGTACGACCTCGTGGAGCAGACTAAGATATTCGAGCATGAAGTGCATCTGAAGGTCATTATTAATATGGACTTCGAGGACCTTCCTGAATATACTGCAATGTGGGTAGCATACGCAGCTGCAGCAGAGGTTTATCTGAATGACCTTGGCGGTGATGCTAACTACGGCCAGCTTATGCAGAAGGCTCAGCACTATCAGGAAATGAACTACCGTGAGCACCTGCGTAACCAGCAGTACTCTAGCTCACGCAACACAGCAGCTGCACGTATCCGTCGCGGCTTGTACATGTAATTAATAGGAGATACCCATGCCTGTTATGGAAGGGACTATACCCTCGCTGTTGCAGGGTGTCTCTCAACAAATACCCCGTGAACGCCAACCTGGTCAATTAGGTGCTCAGCTTAATATGCTCAGTGACCCTGTTACCAGTATCCGTAGACGTCCTCCAGCCTACAACGTTGTTACTACTGACCTTGACTACTCAGGAGATGATAAGCTATTCTCTGCCTATATTGAGCGAGGGAATGACGGACGTCATCTCCTTATTGATACTGTATCAGGCCGCTGGGTGCTTCTGGCTAAAGATACTGGTGCAGTAGTTAGTCAGGGCCAGAGTGATTACCTCAAGGCCAGCTTAGGTGCAGTATCTATTCAGACTGCTAGTGTAGGCGGGTTAACTTATATCCTGAACACACAGCAAGCCCCTAACATCGTAGTTAATAACGCAGGCAAGCTCAATCCTGCTACTACAGGGTTCTTTAGAATCATCAGTACCGTACTGTCAGGTAAGCAATGGGATATTACAGTTAGCCGTAATAATGGTGTGGACCTCAAGGCCTCGTACACTATCCCGGGTAACAACGATATTCCCGAGCAAGCTACAGCTACGTTTATTGTGAACCTGTTAATGAATGGCGGCACATACAACGGGCAGACCGTTACAGGCATCAGGCCGCAAGTAGAGGCTATAGGAGGTTCTGTTACTCTAGATAGTACAGGAACTTCCCTGTTTATCTCAGGTGTACCTGGCTGTGTAGTAAGTACTTCGTCAGGGACAACCTACGCTATAGTATCTAATCAGAGCAGGGTACCTCAAGAGTCAGACCTCCCAAGTGTGCTTCCCTCTAACGCGGATGGCGCTATGTGCGCAGTAGGCGATGCCTCTAAAGATATCGTCTGGTATCGCTACAACTTTGCTAAGCGTACATGGGAAGAGTCAGGCGCCTATGACAGCGTAAGCAGTATCACTAACATGCCCCTTGAATTAGCAGCAGATGATGATATCATTCCGCGTGACTTTGAGGGTAGGCTGTCGGGTGATGATGAGACTAACCCAGACCCTTACTTTGTAGTCAATGGATTCATTACAGGCATATCTGCATTCCAAGGTAGGTTGGTCCTATTATCAGGAGCAGGTGTAAGTATGTCCGCGTCGGGTCTGTACCAGCGATTCTACCGAAGCACGGTAGGTTCCCTTCTGGACAGCGACCGTATTGATATCGCCTCAGCTTCTGCTCAGGACAGTACCTTCCGTACGGCTATGCAGTTCAACCGCGACTTAGTTGTGTTCGGTGACAGTATGCAGGCAGTTATCCCCGGTACCGGGTTAATCACACCTAGTAACGCTAGCGTAAGCTTAACCTCCGAAGTATCCTGCGATAGCCGTGTACGCCCTATGCTTACAGGTCAGACGCTTCTATACCCTAACCGTAGGAACTCTGAATATGCAGGCCTACTGGAATTTATTCCAAGCTCTTACACTGCCTCTCAGTATGTGACGCAAGATGCTACCGTGCACCTGCCTAAGTACATCCCTGGGCGTGTAATGGAGATGCATGTATCCAGCGTAACTAACATTGGCTTCGTACGTTACTCTGGTAATCGTAACGCCTTGCTAGTGTATGAGTTCATGTGGGGTGCTGACGCCGCTAAGGCTCAGGCTGCATACCATACGTGGCAGTTCCAGCAGGAGATTCTATCCCTGCATGCACTGTCAGAGAGTATGGTAATCTTCGTTAAGAGTAGTACTGGTAAAGTGCAGATGCTGCGCTTAGACCCTCGTGAGGGATTCGTGGCAGGAGCCCCTTATGATGTACCCTACATTGATAATCCGTTACCAGTGTATGTACAGAACCGGGTCTTCCAGTTACCAGTAGCGTTACGCTATGCAGGTATTACTAAGGAGGATATCGCTACTGCATTCCCTGCTAACGGCATGGCTGGCTCTGAGGTTGGCATAGAGTCTATTGATTCCAGCTGGAACGTAACCTGCGTACGCGGCGTTAAGGATGGACTGTATCATGTAGGGCTGAGATACACTAGCAGCATGACGCTTACCCCGCCTATGCTCAAGGACCAGAACGATAATATCGTAGGTTCTAACAGTGTACGCTTGCTGCGTCTTGATACTGCCGTACGTAATACTGGTGACTTCATGATTAAGGTAGTGAACACTTCCCGTGACGTTCACGAGAACTTTGAGGACGCAGTAGTATTACTGAACTCGAAGGAGTTAGCGCTGGGCCGTTCTATCAAGTCCGATGTATCTAACTTGATTATACCTTGTAGGACTGTAGCTAGTACTACGGATGTAAGCTTTACTACTAATGGTACGCTGGAACTTAACGTTCTGGATGTATCGTATATGCTAAAACACAATCAGCGCTTCACGCGCATCTAACTGGAGGGCATTCTTATGTGGAGTTTCGTGGCTCAGCAAGCAGGGAATGCCCTGCTTTCAATGGGACAGTCTAAGGCTAATGTCGCATTGGCTAAGCAGCAAAGTAAGACCGCCATGCTTAAGCTAGGCGAAGGATTGAATCAGCTGAACCTGCAACGTGCACAGACACGTCAGCAGACAGCACAAGCTTTATTTAACTCGAAGGTACAGGCTGAACAAGCCCGTTCCCAAGTATCATTACAGGCCGCCGCTTCCGACACTATCGGGGCCAGCGTACAGGATGCAGTAAGTACAGTGAACGTTATTGAGTCCAGACAAGAAGCTGGCATTAGACGTTCTCAGATGAATCAGGAAGAAGCCTTCCGTCTACAAGCTAACACTATGATAGACTCGGCAGCAGATAGCGTACAGTGGCCTACAGCAGGTCATAGCTATGTATCTAGTGTACTCAGCGCTACTGCCCCTATCCTAGGTACTATGGCAGGCGACTACCTGTCAGGCTTAGGTCAGACTGACTCTGAAGTTAAGACTGCTTCAGAATTTAAAGTACAAGATTATGGTTACGACCTGTGGGGTAATAAAGGTGCCGAGAAGGTAACTACCTCGTGGAAAGACTACTTAGGTTAATTCAGGTTACAGGAACTACTAATGCCTATTACACAGAACCCGGCTCGCCAAGGCGTTAACTTGGGCGCAGCCCAGCTATCGACTCAGAGTACTAACTTCCAAGTAGGAGTAAGCCGCGGTCCTGCTGCTCAGGCAGAGATTGACCCTAAGTACGCGGCTGCTGCTAACTTCATCTCAGGCTTCGCCCCTGCATTCGGGGAAGCTGTTAAGGTCAATGGTGCTAAGGCCGTTATCCAAGGCGCAATGGATGCTCAAGCCTCCGTTAATGCGCTAGCCGAGAAAGATGAGAACGTTAAGAAACAGAACCTGCTTATGCAGGACTATTACAAAGACGGTTATGTACAGGCAGCCAGTGGTGACTTACTGGCCCGTTGGAAGTCTGAGTCCGTACAGCGTGCACAGCAAGCTGCTGAGATGGGTATGTCTGATGAGGACTTCCGTCTGCAAGAGCAGCAGCACGTACAAGAGATGCAATCTAAGCTAAGTACCTTCTTACCGGATATGGATAAGCAGGCAGCGGTAGCTACGCTGAAGCAGCTTCAGGCTACCAGTGCAGGTAACCTTGCGATGTTCCAGCAGGGCCGTGCCCAGATGGCAGTAGTGCAAGCTGACCGTGCTCTGGATAAGAACCTGAGTGCCAGTACTAAAGAGTTCTATGCTCGCGTACAGGAAGGTCAACCAGAGGCAGCTAAGGCTGCGGTGCTGGGAGGCTTTGAGGCTATCTTAGGTGCACAGCATCTGGATAAGGATAAGAAGCTTGACCGCGTTAAGCAGTATCTGGTAAGCGCTGCACAGGAGTCTCAAGACCCTGAGCTGATTAATCAGCTGCAGCAACTGGCTACTGAGCAGTTAGGCGTTAACTCTGTTGAAGTTAACAAAGCCTTGTATTCTGAGTTTAAACGTGCAGGTGCTCAGCTTGAAGCGTCAGTACGCTTTGAGATGGATGACCGTATCCGTGCTATCCAAGGTATGCCTCCAGAGCAGCAAGAAGCTGCTATGCAGTCCCTGCGTGCTGAGGTTATCAAGTACGGCAGTATGGACGTTCTCTCAGCTGGTACGCAGATGGAGATGTGGAACAGGGCTAACAGTATCCGTGATGAGGCTACGGCTAAGTACGCTCTGCAAGCCGCCATTAGCTCTAACCAACCTACTACTGTTCTGGCAGGTATGTTCGACGGTGACGTAGATAAAGCACGTAAGGTAATGGAGCAGCAGTACCCTGACACTGTTCAAGGTAACGCCCTGCTCATGCAGTACGGCGCATCCTCTAAAGACCCGTGGGCTGTGCAGACTGCTCAAACCCGTATGGGGCGTAACATTGCTAACACTATTGCTAGCCTTGACCAGTTAGGGCAGGATGGCACCCTCTCCGAAGAGAACCAAGCTACCATCGCCGGATTCGTGCAGATGTATCAGCAGAGTACTGATGTAGGTAAGATGGCACTGCTTGATGCTGTACCTACAGACTGGCGTGGCGTAGTGCAGCGTGCGGCTTCTCAGAATCCGGCTAACGCTTCTAACATCCTGTTTGATGATGTACGCCGTATTGCTCAGAATAAAGCCTCAGGCCGCTACAGTAACATCCCTGTTAATCCTTCTGCGGATATGCTGGATGCTGAAGGTACTGCTAACTGGTTCAGCTTCGGTGACACTGCTGACGCTCAACGTCAGGAAGGTCGTGCAGCTATGGAAGCCGAGTACCGTTACATCTACCGTACTAACCCTGAGCTTCTCGTAGGTAAGTCTGCTTCTGATATCAGTACTATGCTGGCCGGTAATATCCAGTCCCGTAAGCTGGAGCTGGAAGTAGCGGGTAAGCCTCGGCACGTGTACCTTCCTGCTGGTAGTAATATTAAGCAGCTAATGGGCTCCTATCAAGGTGATACTCAGCAGTATACTACTGCACTATCCCAGGTAGTTCAGAGCGCTGTAGAAGGCGTGGTGGACCCTAGTAAGGTAGGTAAGGTAATCATCCAGGCTGGTACTGCTGGTAACGCTGGTCAGAACCTGACAGCTACTGTTCTCGACACTGACGGTATGATGCATAACATCAGCATCAACAACGCGCAGGTACAGGATTTAGCTCAGGAGCAATATGACTCGGTTCTGGCCACTGGTGTTAAGGAAGGTTCTAAGGCTGTAGGCTCACGTCCTGCTACGTTCTATGACGCAGACAACGGGCGTACTATCAGCATGAACGTATCCGGTACTAACACAGCTGGAGTTAAGCCTGACCTCTTCGCAGAGATTATGGCAGACACTATGCAGTTCGAAGGCTACCGTTCCAAGAAAGGTAAGGGTTCAGTAGGCTTTGGCCTGCACGATAACTCCGGTATGCCTGTTCCTAAAGAACTTACCCCGGCTGCGGCTGTAGGTGTACTCAAAACCAGTATGGAGAAGCAGTACATCCCGGCAGTTAAGAAACAGCTTAAGTCTAATGGATTAGGTGAGTCTGCTGAAGGTATGAAGGTGATGGTGGACCTGAACTATCATGGCGGTAATGGTAGCTCTGCTCCTGTTGCTGAAGCTATGGCTAAGGTTCGTAAGGCTGCATCGCAAGGTGCGTCGGGTTATGCTTATAACCCGCTCACTCAAGCAGAGGCTGAAGCCTTCGCTGTACTGCGTAGACAGCCTGCGTACAAAGCTGCTCAGAGTTCCCGTAAGAAGTACTTAGAGCAGAATATGCGTGACTGGATTTATGCTACCAAGCTAAGTCAGTAATGTAAATATTTAGAAAGGGTTTGACGAATCATGAAATCCATGATATAATAAAACCCTTCCAGCGCCGGGATACACCTCCAGTATCCCTGCTCTCTTCTTTCTATATTCCCTTTATCAAAACCCTTTAAGGAAATACAATGGCTCAGTTCCTGAATCAAGAAGCTAATCCAACTGTAAAGGATTCTGCTAAAGGCAATACAACAATCCAACCACAGGTCACTATGGATTGGAATGATGCTACGGATATGCAAGTCTCTGCGTTAGAGCGTGCAGCTATTCAAGCATCTGGTAAGACTCCGGCAGTAACAGCAGGTCAGTCCTTTGCAGCAGGTATGGGTAATAGTATTATTGCAGCTGCTCTGCGTAAAGCTAGTTCCCCTGACTTTGAAACAGATTACAACTGGGACTCTAAGAAGACTATCCCGGCTGACCCTACTATCCGTGCTCTCGCTCCTAACTACGATGAGATTGAGTACTTGCACCAGGCAGTGTCTCAAGATGATTATAAGTACCGTATTAGCCAAATGCTGGAACAGCGTGAACGTGATAGTACAATGTCTGCTAATATCGTGTCAGGTATTGCAGGGTCTATTATTGGTGATGCTCCTACGCTATTGGCCCCTATGGCTGCTGCTGGCGTTACTGGTAGAGTGGGTATGGCGATTCGTGCTGGTATCCGTGCTGCTGATGTCGGTACTGCTTATTATGCTCAGGACCAGTTAGGTCAGAGCGCTGGGGTTACTGCACTCATTGCAGGTATCTCTGGGATTGACCAATTATATGATGTATACAAATACACTAAAGCTGGTGCTAAAGCCGCTGATGCGGTTGCTAGCGTCAAGCCTACAGAAGAAGTCCCACGTTTCGACCCAGACGCTCCTACTAAGCGCACTGCTCCTGATACTGTCGTGGATGATACTCCTGTTGTAGTAGACCCAGGCGCACCTCTGACCGCCGATAAAGTTACTAGTACTATCCGACCTGCTGCGGTACGCGACGTATCTGCCCGTAAGTTGAAGAAGCCTATTCAGGTACTAAAGGGGCAGCAGGCTAAAGTAACCCTACGCTCAGGTGATGTAATTGATTACCTAGCTAAGTCTGATGTGTTGGATGATGCGCAGAAGGCTATCCTTAATACTCTACGCGGCTTAGTAGACGATATTCCCATGCACTTGACAGGGAATCCAAGCCTTACTTCTGAGTTCTCCCTAGTGGGTAAACCTCACATTACTATGCGTGCAAGTAAGCAACATGCAGGTAAGACGTGGAATACAGTAGGTGATGCACTGAAAGCCCTTGACTCAGATACGGGAAAGGTTGCTGTGCACGAGATGGTTCACGCTGCTACTGTAAAGGCTATGCGTTCTTCTGCCCCCGAGGCAGTAGCAGCCCGTCAGCAATTGCAAGAACTGAGCACCATGCTATCTAATCGTACTGATATTCCCAGCAACCTCAAGTACTTTGCATCTAAGCCTGAAGAAATGCTGGCAGGTCTTGCCGACTCTAAGGAATGGGTGCAGTACTTGGATTCTGTTAAGGTAGGTGAGAAATCCTTGCTACGTCAGATGACAGAAAGCATTATGCGTGCCCTAGGTTTTAAAGGTACTGATACTGCGCTGTCTAAGACATTAGACGCTTATGAGTCTATCATTAGGGTAGCCCAGAAAGATAAGAGCCTGACCCGCTTCCGCAGTGAGAGCATGTCCTTTGGTGAGAACCTGCCTAATACTGCTGAAGGTAACGAGAAGTTACTTACTAAGGTTAAGGAAGGCTTCAAGCAGAACTTCGCCCTGTATGATAACATTGCTGCTGGTAACAAGGACCTCGCTGACCTGCTCGTATCTGATGGCGCAGCAGTAGGTGCACGCAAGCCAAGTGTCACGGACTACAAACGTAACCTGACTCTGGAGATGGATTCGGCTGCCTCTGTAGTAGAGGACGCTATTGTCAGTCACTTGAAGAACACTTCAGGTATCGGTATGCTAGACCGCTTCTTCCACCGCAGTAAGTTCATTAATGAGCGTAAGGCTGTAGAGGACAAGCTGGCTAAGTACTTAGACGATGCTTACGATGCAGAAGTATCTGGGCGTGCAGTACCTGTACCTTCAGATGATATAGCTCCTATCGTTAAAGCATACAAGGATTCAGGTTGGGCTACTAAGTGGTTTGACCATATGAAGAACTCTGGTATGGTTGACGAGACTGCTGAACTTACCCGCTCGGACTGGTACTTCCCGCGCCAGTACTCTTACGACAAGTTCCGTCAAGGACTTCGTGATGGTAACACGGTGAACCAATACCGTGACCTATTCCGTCAGGCCCTACGTGACCTGTATCCTGAGATGGATTCCGATACCGTAGGGCGCGTAGCTCGTGAGATGGTACAGGGTATATACGAAGGTCGTAGCCCTGCTGCAGGTGCGCAGTGGAAGCAACTTATCAACGGCATGACTAACGATGAGTTAGCCGGTGCAATGCGTAATGCTGGCGTCGATTCTGAGACTATCACTTCCTTTATGAAGCAGAATGTTCAAGGTGGTAATGCAACTAAGACTGTTAAGAACCTACGTAGCCGTAACCGCTTCAACATGACTAAAGAGTACATGGTTGATGGCAAAGCAATGCGCTTAGGCGACTTAATGGATACCGACGTAGCTAAAGTGATGCACGGTTATACAAACCGTATGTCCGGTCGGGTAGGTATGCGTTACGCAGGTATCGAGGATATGAAGGTTCTGGAGGATATGATTCAAGCAGGTAAGCACAGCATGCCAAACCCGGACCGCTGGGAGAAGCATGTCAACGATACTATCGACTTCCTGATTGGCGGATCTCCTAACGATGCGGACTTACCGGAGTACATCCGTGCAGCCAGTAACCTAGCTAACGCCACTATGCTGAAGAACTCCGCGTTGTACCAGATTACCGATATGGCTCTGGCTATGAGGGAGTTTGGTATGGCTCGCGTACTGCGTGGTATGGGTAAGCAGGAGTGGTTCAAGCAAGGCGCTGCTGTGTTCAAGGATAAGGATATGTCCGGCCGTCTGGATAACATCCTGCGCGGTACTATCCAGAAGGAGATGCGCTTCCGTTGGTTGAATACCTATGCTGATGATAACTTAGACCTGACTAAGTCTAGCACCTGGTTCAATATTACTCAGAACATAGGGCAGGCTGCTAAGCATGTTAACGGCATGTCTATGGTGCATCGTGCTCAGGTTAACCTGAACTCAGGTCTGGTAGCTGATGAGTTGAAAGCAATGCTTAATGGTAGCGTTGATTCCGTCAAGCGTCTGGAGCGTTGGGGTCTTGACCCTGAGATGGCTAAGCGTATGCAGGAATCTCACAAGGCTAATCCCGACAAGATGCTTCCCCCGGACCTGCAAATCCAGTTAGAGGTTATCGGTACGCGTATGATGGACTACGTAGTTCAGCAGGTACGTACTGGTGAGACCTCGCACTTCGCACAGTTCAACCCTGTAGGTAAAGTCATTGTTGGGTACACCAGCTTTGCTGTTGCTGCCACGAACAAGATTCTACGTCACGAGATGAATGATGCTGGCTGGATTGGTTTGGCACATATCATGGCTTATCAGTTCCCACTGATGTTACTGGTGATGAAAGCTAAGGAAGGTATAGACGGTAAGCCTAGCGATGATAGGAAGCTGATTATAGATGCAGTTATGAATATGTCTGCTCTGGGCGGCATCTCTCTTATTGCACCAATCTTTACCGGGGAGAAACCTCGCCACTCATTGACCAGCATGGCGTACATTACCAGCACCTTAAGCCTGTTACAGCAGGCAGCATCAGGTAATCTGGATGCGCAGTCACTGTCTAGGCAGCTCCCGCTTGTGCAGGAGTTCATGCCTACTCGTGCAATTATCAATAACTTTGGAGATTAAGAATGGCCTATAGTTGGGAAGAGCATCTGTATCCCGCAGGGACTACTAGCATCTCAGTGAATATTCAGTACTTAGACCGCTCTTATATCTACCTGTACGTAGATAACGAGGAAGTGCTTGACTATACTTGGGAGAGCGACGTGCGCATCCGGTTGGATGCTGCACTTACTAAAGAGAGTAAGGTACTAATTGTACGCCGTACAGCGGCGCATTACCTGTACATTAACTTCAAGTCAGGTGCTCCGTTTATCTCTGAGAACTTAGATACTCAGAATACTCAGTTCCTGCACCTAGCTCAGGAGATGACGGAAGGTCGTAGTATCGAGGGATTCTACGGCGATATTAATATGAACGGCTTCCGCATCATTAATCTGGCAGCAGGAGAAGAGGCTACAGACGCGATTAATAAGGCGCAGTTAGATGAAGTAGATTCTAAGGTAAAGGCGTTGGAGGGTACCTTTATAGGTCATACTAATAGTTACCCATGGTACACCGTTATTGTGTCTCCTACGAAGATCATTGCACCTCCTTACTCGTTTACTAAAGCAGCTGTATATTTGAACGGAGTATGTCAAACTCCGGGATATTCTTACAGTGTAGATAATAATACCATTACCTTAGCAGAGGAAGTTCCCGCGGGAACGCACGTGTTTGTGCGATTAGGGGAGGATATACTGGATGCTACCTACGTCACAGTAGTAACTTACGCAGACCTTATTCAGCGTCTTACAGACCCAGACGGTGCAGTTAACAGTCCTGAACTTCAGGTGGCTAGGTGGAGAGACAACGGTGATGTTCGAGGCTGGGGAGCTAAGGTAGATGGAGGTGCAAACGACTCAGGCGCATTTAATGCGGTAGCCGGTGCACCTGCTCACGTACCTAACGGTACATCCCGATGCAGTCCTGGTGTGTTTTCTATAGCTGGGTTGACCGGAGAAGTGAACTCAAAGCTTAAGCAGGTTGCTCCTGCAGGTAACTTCCTATCCTTCCGTCAGCCTGACGGGGGACGTATCGCTAACCTAGATATTGAATCTAATAAGGGAGGGGTAGTATCTGCACAAGGTCACCAGATTGACGTTCAGGATGGACGTAACGTTACTCTGGAAAACCTTAACTTTAAAGAAGCAGAGGGAACTGGATTTTCCATCATCACTTACAGTAATACTCTTCCATACCAAGAAGGGTTCATTGTAAAGGGTATTCGTGGGAAATACAATACATCTGTAGCAAACGCCGATGCAGGCTGTGTACTGTTAGACCGTAATCGTAAGTCGCTGGTTGACGGCGTTATTGCAACAGGTTACCCTCAGTTCGGAGCAGTAGAGCTTAAGAGTGATGCTAAGTATAACATCACGTCTAATATTATTGGAGATAACTGTGAGAGTACAGTTTACTTAGGTACTGAAACAGAGGCTACACCTAACGCCAATATCATCAGTAACATTATCTCAAGCAAGCCTGGGTTCAGCGCTGTAGAGGTAGGCAGAGGCCGCCACAATTTAATGTCTAATGTGCTGGCTGACTATACAGAGTCTACAGCAACATCAGCACACGGTGTGACTATGACGGGCGAGTCTAATGTTGCTGATAACATACTCATGATGGGAAGTACCGGGGTTAACTCCATAGGCGGCGCGCAGGCGGCATATAATGCAAGATTCCGTGGCACTGCAAGGAACAACTATGCCTCTATCTTCCCACACTACACCGCAACGGGGGTCGTGACTTTCGAGGGAGGTACTGCACGTAACTTTGTAGAGATTAAACATCCCGGCTCCCGCTCTAGTATTTTCGCGCAGGCTTCCACAATTACAGATAAGGCGACAATTACCGGGGACGTTAACAGTAACGTAGTGCATGCACCGGCACTTGGTCAGTACTTCGGCACCATGTCAGGAACCTTCGATTGGCGTATCAAGGATGTTACTATCCCATCTGGAGTATTTGTTACAGCCGACCGATTCAGGTTCATATGCGATGGCGCAGTTTCCATGGCTGTTGGCGGGGGGACTACATCTCAGTTGAAACTGTTCAACTCAGACGGTACGGCACGGACACTATCACTGAATCAAAACCAGTCTATCAGGTTGGATATAGGTTCAGGGAACTACCTGCAGTTCAGCTCTAATGTCCTGACACCTAGTCAGACTAACGCTTACTCATTAGGTAATGCGTCAAAGGCTTGGGCAGGAGGCACAACGCAGACCGCGTTTACAGTTCTATCAGATGAACGTGCTAAGAGCAAACCCTTGACGCTTGCTCGAGGCTCGTTAGCCGATATTATAACTTCAGACGGGGAGCAGGTATACTCGTCTGACGCGGTTCTAGATGCTTGGGCTGAAGTAGATTTGGTACAGTACCAGCTGCTAGATCGTATTGAAGCGAAAGGTGAAGAAGGTGCCCGCTGGCATTTTGGTGTTCTCGCCCAACGTGCAGTTGAGGCATTCTCCCGTCATGGTCTGGACGCCCATCGGTTTGCTTTCCTGTGCTATGATGAGTGGGACGACCAGTACGGTAAAGTTCAGGTTGGTGATGGAGAGTATATAGAGGTACTGGAAACACCAGCAGGTAACCGTTACGGCATCCGCTACGAAGAGGCTTTGATTCTTGAAGCAGCACTTCAACGTCGTAACTATAGCAGGTTGGTTGATAGTTTCAATAAGTTGTCATCTCGTATTGATGCTATTGAGGCGGTCTGCGCACCTTAACTTAAGGAAACAATATGGCTAAGGCGGCTACAAAGAGTCGCCTCGCTGAACTGCATAAGATGTTCACCGAGGTGCTTATTTCAGAATTGCAGCAGGCTAAGGATGAAGAAATCCCGATGCCTGCTGCAGATAAATCAGTTATCGCTAACTTCCTTAAGAGCAATAACATCACAGCGGATGCAGACTCTACGGAGATGCAGGACCTGCGTGATGAGTTCCAAGATGAGTTAGCAGAGAAACGTAAAGCACGGGCGTCTGAATTACTAGCGAAAGCTGGTGCAGACCCTGAAGACCCTCTAGCAGGTATTCTATAATGAAGGTAAAACTTAACCCTTACCCCGTTACAGTAGATATTGTATTTAACCGGGACGATTTCATTAAGCGCTACAAGAAGGTTCGTGGGTATTCCCCTGATATCGAAGGTTGCGGTGGGATGACTTCTTACCTATCGAGCGATGATTTGCTCATAGGGGTATTCAATTCCAAAGTGGGTACGCTTGTGCATGAACTTAATCATGCCCTGATTCACACTATGGAGTACGTAGGGTTAAGTATTACACCTCAGACATCCGAGGCGTACTGCTACTTAATGGATAGCGTGCTGGAACAGGCGCTCCCTAAACTCAAATAAAGGAAGATACGGTGATTAGTCAAACTACACTGAACAGATTGAAGCTAATATCTCAACGTACTACAGTAATGAATGACAGTCCCCGTACTATCCCCAAGGACCAGCGCGAGGAAGTGGCGCTTATGATGGCGGTAACTCTGAAGGATTTTAGAGAGTTCGCATACTTAGGTATGAAGTTCCTAGGTTTTGACCTTACAGAGATGCAGCGCGATATAGCAGACTTCATGCAGCATGGTCCGCGTAAGCGCATGGTAGCAGCACAGCGTGGTGAAGCTAAGTCTACGCTGGCTGCCCTGTACGCTGTTTGGCGGTTAATCCAGGACCAGAGTACCCGTATTCTTATTGTATCTGGTGGTGAGAAGCAGGCGTCTGAAGTAGCTACGCTTGTTATCCGTATGATTGAGACGTGGCCTTTACTATGCTACCTCAAGGCTGATAGTACCCGAGGTGATCGCACATCTTATGAAGGCTACGACGTTCACTGCGACCTTAAGCCTCTGGATAAGTCCGCTAGCATTGCGTGCGTAGGTATTACTGCGCAGCTGCAGGGTAAGCGTGCTGACCTGCTGATTCCAGATGATATCGAAACAACCAAGAACGGCCTAACGCAGACTATGCGTGAGCAGTTGCTGAACATCTCTAAAGACTTCGCCGCTATCTGTACTCATGGTGATACCTTGTACTTGGGAACACCTCAGACTAAGGATAGTATCTACAAAACCCTGCCGGGCCGTGGCTTTGAAGTTCGAGTCTGGCCTGGACGTATACCGAACGCAGAGATGCGTGAACGTTACGGAGAAACCCTAGCCCCGTATATTCAAACCCTCATCGACGCAGGGTACAAAGAGACTGGCTTCGGGTTAGACGGTACGTTAGGTGAGTGCACAGATAAAGGACGTTACAACGAAGAAGCGCTGATTGAGAAGGAACTGGACTTTGGTCCTGAAGGTTTCCAACTCCAGTACATGCTTGATACAACTATGTCCGATGCGCTGCGTACCAAGATTAAACTCTCCGATATGCTCGTGTACTCTGGTTCTCATGACTCTGCCCCAGACCGCTTAAGCTATATTGCTGATAAGCGCTACATGTTCGCAGAGGAGCATGAAGGTATCCGTGGCCAGTTACTGTACCAGCCGGCTAGCTATGGCGAGCACATGCTCCCGTACCAGCATAAGCTGATGGTAATCGACCCGGCAGGGTGCGGCGGGGATGAAGTGTCTTACGCCTGTGGCGGCGCAGCTAACTCATACATACACCTGTTCTCTGTAGGCGGCTTCCAAGGTGGCATTAGTACCGAGAACGTGGATAAGTTTATCGACATTGCTATAGAGATGGGAATCTCTGATATCTTCATCGAAAGCAACATGGGTCACGGTACAGTAGAAATGCTGTTCCAGAACCGCTTGAAGGAGCGTAGGCTTCCGGGTATCGGTGTCAGAGGCGGTTATAACACGTCTCAGAAGGAGAAGCGTATCATTGATACTATCTCCCCTGTTACGCGTCGTCATCGCTTTGTGGTGCATTCTAGGGCGCTTACTGACGATATCCAAAGCTGTATGCAGTACAGTCGTGATAAGCGCTGGTTGTACAGTGCGTTCCAGCAGTTACAAGGAATTACCTATGACCGAGGCAGCCTTGCTAAGGATGACCGTGCAGACGCAGTGGCTATGCTTACTGCTGAACTGAACGGCTTCTTGGTAGAGGATGAGAAGGTTGTAGCGGAGAAGGAAATCAAGAAGAAGGCAATGGAGTTCCTAGCGAATCCGCTAGGGTGGACTGATGTAGATACCAGACCTAAGCGGCGAGGCACTGCATCGCGTATGAGTTACTAGAAGGGGCAATGGCCTCAATCATAGCAGCTAAGGATATTTCCAAGCAATATGAGATTGTAGGTAAATGCGAAGATACGTTCCGGCTGATAGGGTCTCGCTACCCTATCGGCTTCAACGATAAGGCTAACATTGCAGAGAGTACTCTGTGGAACATGTCCTTACTGGCAATCTATCTCAAGGGGGAGGGCTACCCTGAATCCTTTGCTTCGGAGTACTTCGTCCGTGACGGGGAGCTTCAGGCGGAATTCGTACTATCCTTCCAAGAAGTAATCAACCTCGGCTACCAGCGCCTCAGTTCATGCTACGGCAAGTTCGATGAAGCCCCCGGCACTGAGTTCGACGCAGCAATTCAACGTATGCAGGATGCGCTACGCGCAGCTACAGACGATATCAAAGACTATTAAGGAGTTAATCATGGCAGCAGCAAAAGCAACTCAGGCGCAGTTACAGGAACCTCTGCGCACAACTAACATCGTAGGCAAGGACTTGTACCAACTGCTTACTCAGCCTCAAGGCAAGGAGCAGGTAGGTCCGTCTATTGATGCGCTTATCTCGGCCCTGGAAGCCGCTGTAGCAGCAGTTAAAGCAGCAGCCTAATGAAGTCATTGGTCGCTGGGTTAATCCTCGCTACGGCTCTTACAGGCTGTTCAGCGACCTCTGCATTGACAGGTCTCATTGGCTCTAAGCCAGACCTGTCTGTGCAAGCTGGCGCAGAGAACACTAAACAAACTGTAGGCCTTAACGGCAAGTCCGACTCCAGCACGGACAACGAGACAACTATTAAAGATTCTAACGTAGGCACGCTGGATACTTCAACTAAGAAGCAGTCCAGTTCAGTTACTACTGGAACCATTAACACGGAGCGGGTACAGGTCGTAAACAATGACGGTACTAGCATAATTCTGGCAGGACTGGCAGGTGCAGCGGTTCCAATCGCAATCCTCATCATCGTCCTGTTGTTCCGCAAGCTCGGAAGAACTAAGGACGGGATCGATGAGTCTACCAATTAACGGGGAAACTATCACCCGTGTAGGAACAAACGTATCTGTCGCTACTATGGGTGGCGGATGGATGGCAGACGTAATGTCTTGGAACTGGGGTACAATCTCGTTCATCGTCGGTACGGTAATGGCTGTACTGACCTTCGCATGGAACGCGTACTACAAGCACAAAGAGTATAAGCTCAAGGAAAAGGCACTGGAGAAGGGGCTGGCATACTATAAGCATAAGCAACAAGGTTAAAGCTGCACTGGCAGGGGCAACCCTGCTGGGCGGCAGTATCACTGCTGTGATTCAGCATAACGAGGGGTTGTCCCTGACGGCCTACAAAGATTCAGCCGGTGTACCTACCATCTGTTATGGTGAGACTAAAGGCGTACAGATAGGCCAGAAACGCACGCTAACGCAATGTCAGGAGCAACTGATACGTTCGGCAGAGGGGCACGCTAAGGCGCTTGACGGCCTTCCTATGACGCTTACAGACGTACAGTTACTTGGCGCTCTGGACCTGACCTATAACATCGGTATCTCTGGATTCAAGAACAGTACAGTAAAGCGCAAGCTAATGCAAGGCGATACTAAAGGTGCCGCTCAGGCTGTCTTAGCGTGGCGCTACATCACCGTTAAAGGTAAGAAGTACGACTGTAGTATAGAAGGTAATAAGGTCTGCTACGGGCTCTGGAAGCGCCGTTTGTGGGAATCCCAAGCTATTGGCAACGAATTTAAATCAGTGCAAGCAGCATTAGCTGCTATTCCTAAGTAAGGATTAGGTATGACCCTAGTAAAGTTAGTTGAAGTAGAACTGGATACCTTGCACGTAGACCACTCTGGGTTAGTGCTTAATACGTACTTGAATGACAACGGGTACAACCTGCGTCAATGGGTAGACTCTGATGCAGCAGATGCACGAGAAGGAATGCAAGCTGCTATTGACTATATTGAGTCAGTTGGTGGAGGTACGTTAATTATCCCAGATGGTACTTGGATTCTTAACAGTATCAGTACTGGCCCAGTGTCCGGGCACAGTGGACTCATTCAGCTTAAGAACAATGTAAGCATTAAGCTGGACGGTGTAGTTAAAGTAGGCCCTGCCTTAGCTAATAGTTCCTTCCAGGTCTTCGTCGGCTTCACTGATGCCAATCCAGCTAACTCTGGTAACTTGGACAACTGTCACATCTTTGGTGAAGGTAGCATTGACTTTGGAGGTTATGATTTTGCTGACTCAGGTCACTTGCGCAATGGTATCGCATTTGGTAAGGGGTATAACTGTTCAGTAGATGGCATTACGTTCATTAACGGTGACATTACATGGGCTATAACACTTGGGTGGAACGGATATGGTTCAGACTCTTATGTCCGCAACTGCCGCTTCATTAACCTCATCCAAAGTAACGTGAACCGCGACCATAGTACAGTGTACGTTAACTGCCCGTTCAGTGGGGTCACTGACTGCACCTTCCGCGCAAGCTCTGCGCGTGCCAAGGTAATAGCATGCACTGTGGAGTTACATCAACACGACACCTACTACCGCAATAGCAGCATCTCAGGATATACGCGTGGGTGCTATGTAGCGCTGCATGGTTCTGAGTCTGTTGGTGCAGGTACGTACCTGTATAATGCCGAAGTCTCTGGGGTCATCGGAGATATCTCTGGTCAGGCCGTTATATTAGCTGCAGGCCCAGACGCTATAGCTACTACGCACATTCATGGCCTTACGGTATCTAACTGCCGGTTCACTGCTGGGAACTACCCGGGCATGTGCAGCTTCATTGACTTCTTCCAAGATGGTAACTCTGACTCAAGTCAGTACCTTATCAATCACGTTACGGTTAAGGGGTGCAGCTTCATCGTAGACCGCAGCCGTTCTCTTAGTGCAGCCATTACCCTGAACGGGAGTATTCAAGGTATCACCTTCCAGGATAACTTCTTCGATGTTAAGCAGGCTATGGTATCGGAACTCCCTAGCGGACGCACTGTGCAGTTAGAGCGCTTTAACTGGGATGCTAGCAATATCATCGGCGGCGATAACACTGGTACTCGTACTGGCCTGAACCTGTTTGAGACTCGGCGAGTATCCAGTATGTTGCGCTGTAACATTCAACTGCATATGCGTCAGCCTAGTGTGGACCTGTACAGCTTTATGTACTTCCGTCCCGGTATCTCCTTCAGTGAGTGTACTATAGAGGTTCTACCTTACAACTGGGGTACTAGTTCAGGTAATGCACTGTTCTTTGAAGAGGGTGGCGTTCCTCCCCTGAACGTACATTGCAGCTTCCCTAAACAAGTATCTGTAACTCTCGCATCTGGTTCGAACGTGCAACGCGCTACGGTATCAGGTAACTACGCTTGGGTTGCCCGTGCAGACGCTCTGGATAGACGTGGTATTTCAGGTCAGTTCGATGCCCCTGCTAGTTACGCAGGTAGCAGCAACGGTCAGTTAACAGGCTTAGGTTGGCAGCTTGATGGGCTTCAACATACGTATGACCACAACGTGCTTCTTACAGGGCGCAGTAACTAAGTAATAAACCTGTGGGTGCCTGAGGGTGCCCTGGGATTTCCTGGGATTGCACGTGTAAACGTACACCTAGAAAATATTATACTCACGCGAGGCCCTCCCTCACCCGACCAAGGCGTCAATCCCCCCATGGGGTAGGCCTCTGGGAATTCACAGGGTGGGGTAGTGGGAGAGGGTGCTAATCCCTCTGCGTATACTGTGTGCTGCGCGATTATTATCGGACGATAAGCCGGAAACAGT